GTATTTGTCTGCTTCAGATGCGGTGGAGTTTGGATTTATTGATCATGTGTTTTCAAACTCGTTAAAAATATGAACAACAAACAATTATTAGATGATGCTTGGCTAGGAATAGATATAGACGAGGCTAAGTTATTTAATCCTATGGATTTTGTAATGCAGGATTCGGATAACGAGGCTTTGCTTAAAAGGTTAGCTTGGCTTATGATGCGGCCAGAGTATTTTAGCTTTGTTTGTAAGTATGTTTTAAATATTGAAATTTCACCCTTTCAAGCTTTACTCTTAGAAGAAATGTGGAATAGAAAGTTTCCAATGTTGGTTGGAAGTAGGGGTATGGGGAAGTCGTTCATTCTTTCTGTTTACCCTTTATTACGTGCTTTGTTTATGTCTAGGCGAAAAATCATTATTGTTGGTGCGGCTTTTAGGCAGTCAAAAGTTTTGTTTGAGTACATGGATACCATTTGGAAAAATGCTCCTATTCTCAGAGATTTGTGCGATTCTAAAAGTGGTCCACGAAGAGATGTGGACAGATGTGTGATGCATATTGGTCAAAGTACTATCACATGTCTCCCTCTTGGTGATGGCAGTAAGATTCGTGGTCAACGTGCTAATGATATTATTGCTGATGAATTCGCGTCAATCCCACGCGATATCTTTGAAAACGTTGTCGCTGGTTTTGCTGCCGTCGCCTCTTCTCCTATCGAGAAAGTAAAACAAAAGGCTAAAGAAAAATTGGCAGCACAGCTAGGCATCCCTATTGAAAGAAATGACGAAAAGGACAATCCGGCAGATAAATCTAACCAGATCATTTTGTCTGGTACGGCATATTACGACTTTAACCATTTTGCAGAATATTTTAAAAGATACCATAAGATTGTATCCAGTGGTGGAGATCAAAGGTTGCTAGAAGAAGTCTTTGGTGGAGAGGTGCCTCCTGATTTTGATTACTCTAAATATTCTGTTACAAGAATACCTGTTAACAAACTTCCAGAAGGCTTTATGGACTCTGGACAGGTTGGTCGTGCAAAAGCGACTGTACACGCCGGTATCTATCAAATGGAGTATGGTGCCGTGTTTACGACGGACAGTCAGGGGTTTTTTAAACGCAGCTTGATAGAAGGATGTTGTACCAGTCCTACGTCTCCAGTGAAATTTCCCCATTCTGGAGATGTTTGGTTTGAAGCTTCCTTAAAGGGAGACTCTAATAAAAAATACGTCTTTGGCGTTGACCCTGCTTCCGAGGTTGATAATTTTAGTATTGTTGTTATGGAGGTCAGTAGTGATCATAGAAAGATTGTTCACTGTTGGACTACTAATAGAAAATCACATAAAGACAAGTTAAAATCAAAGCTTGTAGATGAGGACGATTTTTATTCTTATTGTGCAAAAAAGATTAGAGAATTGATGAAGGTTTTTCCCTGTGCTGAGATAGCTCTAGACGCTCAGGGCGGAGGCATCGCCGTTATGGAGGCTTTACATGATAAAGACAAAATACCGCCCGGAGAAGTTGCTATATGGCCGATTATTGAGGAAAAAGAAAAGGATACTGATGACCATGCTGGGCTTCATATTCTCCGAATGTGTCAGTTTGCGAGATATGATTGGCTTGCAGAGGCTAATCATGGTTTGAGAAAAGATTTTGAGGATAAGGTTGTTTTGTTTCCTTATTTTGACTCTGTTAGTCTTGGAATAGCTTTAGAGGTAGACAAGTCAGTTGGAAGAAAGTATGACACCCTAGAAGATTGTGTTATGGAGATCGAAGAACTCAAGGATGAGTTATCTATGATCGTTATGACTCAAACCAGCACTGGACGAGAGCGTTGGGATACCCCAGAAGTAAAAACTGGAGCAGGTAGAAAACATAGACTAAGGAAGGATCGTTATTCGTCTCTAATTATGGCTAATATGTCTGCCAGAAGTTTAAATATTGTTAAGACTAAACTTGAGGCTGGTGCGATTGGAGGCTTTGCTAACGGTCAACTCTCTCCAGTTCTTATTGACAGAAACGAACCTCTTTTTCAAGGTCCGGCTTGGTTTACTGAAAAAAGCAAAGATATTTATTAGATTGTGTATAGTAATGTGATCGGCAATTGAATTAACAATTACATTACAAGGAAAACAATATAAATGTCTCAAGAACCTCTATATCAAACGTGGGCTAGTGATGCAGAAAAACAAAAGGTTTGCGACGTAACTAATCTTGATGGTTATGAAGGAACCGTCTTTAAATCATCAGCACATGGCTATCGCGGGGATCAGTATGGAGGCAGCAATCAGCAAACATACATTGACATTGAGCCAAATAAAAGTGTCCGCCCTTCTTTCAATCGTAGTGATTATGATTCTTTTCGTCCGGGCGAATCTATCCCAAGTCGTCAAAAGAAAATCATGTCAGCCTGCATGGCGTCTTATGACCGTGTCGGTATTATTCGCAATGTGATTGATTTGATGAGCGACTTTGCTAGTCAAGGTCTTGTTCTTGTACATCCCAATAAAACTATTGAAAAATTTTACCGCAAATGGTTTACTCAGGTCAAAGGGTATGATCGATCTGAGAGGTTTTTGAATTATCTTTATCGTTGTGGAAACGTCGCTGTACAACGAAGAACAGCCAAACTTAACAGAAAAAAAGAAGCCGATTTAAAACGTGCCGCCGGGGCAGATGTTTTAATCGAAGATTTAAAAATTCCTAAAAGAGAAGTCCCTTGGATGTATGACTTCTTAAATCCTGTTTCTATCGATGTTGCAGACGCTGGATCGCTCGCCGTAGGCAAGCCGCAGTTCTATTTAAACATATCTAAAAACACCCAGCAGTCTCTATTAAATACGGCAACTACAAATAAGGCTGTATTTGCTACACTGCCTAAAGACTTGCAGAGTCAAATTCAAAAGGGTGAAAGAAGAATTCCTTTAGGTGACAATACATTCTTTTATCACTATAAGAAGGACGATTGGCTTCTTTGGGCAAATCCTATGATTTATGCTATCCTTGACGACATCCGTATGTTGGAGAAAATGAAACTTGCAGACTTAGCAGCTTTAGACGGTGCTATCAGTCAGGTCAGATTATGGACCGTCGGCGATTATGATCATAAAATTGTTCCTACGAAAGCCGGGCTTCAAAAAATTAGAGATATTTTAGCCAGTAATGTCGGCGGTGGAACAATGGATTTGGTTTGGGGCCCAGAATTAAAGTTTACAGAAAGTAATTCTCAAGTATATAAATTCTTAGGAGATGCTAAATACCAACCTGTGTTAACCAGTATCTATGCTGGGCTAGGCATCCCTCCAACTTTAACAGGTGCTTCTGGTTCTAGTGGTGGATATACTAATAACTTTGTATCATTAAAAACCTTAGTTGAGCGGTTGGAGTATGGTAGAGAGGTTCTTACTGGATTCTGGAAACAGGAAATAGAGTATGTTAGACGAGCTATGGGATTCAGACTTCCTGCCGAAATTCACTTTGACAGCATTATTCTTTCCGATGAATCCGCCCAGAAGAAGTTGTTGATGGACTTGGCTGATCGTGACATTATATCTCAAGAAACTCTTTTAGAGAGATTTAAAGAACTTCCCAATATTGAAAAGGTTCGAGTCGGCAGAGAGGAAAGGGAGCGTTCAAATAATCCTAATACTCCTAGAAAAGCTGGGCCTTATCATAATCCTCACCACTCAGAAGATATGGCTAAGTTAGGAATGCAGCAGGATTCTCTAGACACCGAGGAGTATTTTGAAAAACTAGGACTTCCATATACAGAGCCGGAACAAAATGAAGTAAAAGAATCTAATACTGTAACCGAGAATAAAAATCCAGAAAAAGAAATAAAAGACGCCGGGAGACCCACTCAATCTAGAGACACAAAACCTAGAAAACAACGTAGGGTTTTACCAAGAAGTTCTGAACCAACGTCCGCTACTTTATGGGGAATTGAAGCACAGGAGAAAATATCAGACATGATGACTCCTGTTATCTGCAAGCATTATGGTAAAAAGGATTCTCGTTCTTTGAGCAAGTCTCAAGTTAAAGAATTAGAGCATTTAAAGTTGTCTATCTTCACCTCTTTAGATCCGATGATAAAGGTTGACGAGTCAAGTATCAGCGAGGCTTTAAGTAAGAATGCTCAGCCCAGTGCGACCTTTAACGATATATCAAAAGGTAAGACAGTTACCTTTAGTACTATAAGACAAAGAAAGCCTAACACCTCTGAAATGCGTCATATCTACGCCTCGACCTTTGCTGAAATATTCTGTTCTTGGTTAGAATAGGGCAAAATAAGCCGTCTTTTCTGTTTTTTGTGTATTATGGAATATGGAGGTTAATATGACATTAAATAATATATACGATCAAGAAATTCGCGATGGGCTGGAAGATCTTTTGCAGGATAATTCTATAGCTTGTCTTTCTGTAGCAGAAACTACAACTCCAAAAGCTGAGGCTGTAGAAAAACTACAAAAAATTTTAGCATTCGCCCCGAACGAAAATGCAGACATGGCATTTGCTGAAAACAAGAGCCAAATAGATTTATATTATATCAAATCTATTCTAGTTAGCACTGGTTGGAATAAGAATGATGATGTATTTGACCCCTCTGAGCTTTGGGATGCTAGAAATACGCCAGAGGATAAACCATTTAATTTCATGCATAATGAGGCGGATATAATCGGCCATATCACAGCTAATGAGGTTGTAGATTTTGAAGGTCGTCCAATCGATGTGAGTTCAGAAGATATTCCTAAACAGTTTAATATTCTGACTTCTGCTGTAATTTATACTGAGTGGTCCGATCCAGATCGGAAACAACGAATGAATAATATAGTTGAAGAGATTGAAGATAATAAATGGTTTGTGAGTATGGAGTGTTTATTTCCTAGTTTTGACTATGCTTTAAAAAATAGTCAAGGACAAACTAAAGTTATACAAAGAGATCAAGCTTCCGCTTTTTTAACTAAGCACTTAAGGGCATACGGAGGAAACGGAGAATACGAAGATTACAAAGTGGGAAGACTGTTAAGAAACTTATCGTTCTCTGGTAAAGGCTTGGTTTCCAAACCAGCAAACCCGCGAAGTATAATTCTGGAAGGAAATGATTTTTTTGATGAGTCACAAGCAAAAGTTTTATCTTTATCTTCATTAAAGGAGAAGAATATGGCTGATAATTACGAAAAGCAAGTTTTAGACTTGCGTGCGGAGTTGGTTGAAGCAAAAGCCGCCAACGAAGCAATTAAAGAAAAGATTGTTGCAGAACAACGTGCTGAATTTGAAGAAAAGATTCAGTCTTTGGAAGCTACAATCACAGAGAGTTTAGCTCAGATTGCTGAATTGAATTCTCAAAACACAACACTGTCCGAATCTTTAAGCAAGGCTGAAGAGTCTGCTATTGCTAAAGATGAAGAAATGAAAAAGAAAATGGAAGAACTCAAAGAAATGAAAAAGAAAGAAGCTATGATGAAGCGGAAAGCTGAGCTTGAAGAAGCCGGTTTTGATGCTGAAGAAGCTTTGGCAACTGTTTCTGAATTTGAAAACATTGACGACGATACCTTTGGAAAGATTGTCGCTATGATGAAGAAGAAAGCTGCAAAGCCTGACTTCTTGAAAAAGTATGACAAAAAAGACGAAGAAAAGGCTATGAAAGACAAGGCATCTGAGCAAGTGGAAGAAGTAGATTCTGCCGAGGCGGGTGAGGATGTTTTAGATGATGTCGAAGCATCATCGGAAGTTGCAATCGCAGAAGCTATGGGCGAAGAAGATCCTGCTGAGAATCTTCGTGCAGTAGCTACTGAATGGATTGGTTCAGTTCTTAAGCACAACAATTCCTAATTAATAAAAGGAGATTTTATAATGGCTCTTAAACAAGATAGATCCACACTCGCAACAGACATCTCGTACTTCATGAATGAAGTTGCTGAGAGAGGTGGAGTTGTTGCACACGGCACCGCTGGTAGTGGTGCATCAATGGACAACGGTTCTGCTGTTGTTACTTATGCTGCTGATGCTTCGGGCACAGTTCCAGTTGGTTTATTGGTTAACGACATGGTTAATATTGACCTGACTCGCCAACATCTCAACCAGCACAAAAATGAAGTTCAGAAGGGTGGCAAAGTTACTCTTCTCCGTAAAGGTTGGGTTGTAACCGACGCTCTTGAAGGCACCGCTCCTAATCAGGGGGATTTGGCTTACTTGGGTCACAGCGGCAACTTGGCAACTAGTAACATTGTAAGCGATGACGATGACGCAGACGGTTCAAGTCGTGTGTGTGGTCGTTTCTTGAGCGATGTTGATCAGTACGGCTACGCCAAGGTCTTTATTGACCTTCCTAACACGAACCTATAATTAATAACCAATAAAAGGAGAAGATAGAATGTCTAATTCCCAAATGAAACGACCAACTCCTGAATTCATTGAACTGTTAAGACAGTCCGGTGATTCTGATAAGTCGGTCGCAATTACTGCACAGCGAGAAATCGCTAAAGCCTTGGAAACACCTCTTCGTGAGGGAGTTTTGTTCGGAGATGTTGTTCGCGGTATCTACGAGGCTATGCCTCTTGAGCCGGGTGCATCGCCTGAATTCCCATTGGATCTCTTGGCTCCCGGAACCGAGATTGATCATGTTGCCTTTACAAATCCGGGCAATGGGCGTATTCCTGAACGTCACGTTGAAGGTGATTACGTCATGATTAACACTTACGGCATCACAAGCTCGATTGACTTCTTGCTTAAATATGCTCGTGAGGCAAACTGGAACGTTGTTAGTCGTGCTATGCAGGTT